ACTCGAAGATGGCTCTGGAGCGCACCGCTGAGATGCGTTTCCTTGGCTACGCTCAGTTGAAGACGGAAGGCGGTCAGACGGCGTTTGATAACAACGCCGGCGAGCGCTACGTCTACAATCAGGAGCACGTCGAGATCGGCCTTGGCTATGCGATCACTCGCAAGGCCATCGACGACAATCTCTACAAGAGCCAGTTCGCTCCGTCGAACCTCGGCCTGATCGAGTCTTTCGCTCAGACCAAGGAAATCTACGGCGCTAACGTGCTGAACACTGCCACGACCTACAATGCGTCGGTCGGCGGTGACGGCGTTGCCCTTGTGTCGGCGTCGCATCCGATTGATGGCGGCACGATTTCCAACTACGCCACCAACGATCTTAACGAAGCCACGCTGCTGAATGGCATGATTGCCATCCGCACGAACTTCAAGGATCAGGCTGGCCTGAAGGTCTTCGCGCGCGGTCGTCGCCTGATCGTTCCGCCGCAGCTTGAGCCGGTTGCCATCCGTCTGACGAAGACGGAGCTGCGTCCGGGCACTGCCGACAACGATGTGAACGCTATCATGATGACCTCGGGCGGCCTGCCGGAAGGTTACATGGTAAACGATTACCTTACGTCGGCCCGTGCGTGGTTCCTGCTCACGAACATCGACGGCCTCTCCTACATGGAGCGTGTCGGCTTTGAGACGGATATGCAGGTCGATTTCGTGACTGACAATCTTCTCGTGAAGGGTTACGAACGTTACTCGTTCGGTTACTACAACTGGCGTTCGATCTGGGGCTCGCTCCCGACCTAATGCTACGAGGCGGGGCAAAAGCCCCGCCTTTTTCTAGGCACCCAACCGCGTTGACCGGCCTAGCGGACGCTGCACAGACAACGCGGTTATTCTCGTGCAGGAGGTGCAAATGGGCACTACTACCTTCACCGGTCCTATCAAGGCCGGCAACGTTCTCGACACGACCGGCACCACGCCCGGCACGATCAAGAACGTCGGCTTCGTCGCAATGGCGCAGACTGCGCCGATCACGCAGGCTGGCACGGCTACGGCCTACGCCACGCCTATCGTCATCCCGGCCTATAGCCACATCCTTAACATTCAGTTTCTGACGACGACTGGGTGGGATGGGGCGGCTGCCACGATCAGCATCGGCACAAGCGCCACCTCGAATGAGCTTGTGGTTGGACAGAGCCTTGCCACCATCGGTCAGGCTTCGGCTGGTCCGGGGACTAGTGCCACTCGCACGGCCCTCTGGTCCAATGTCGGGCCAAACGATGTCGTCATCTACGCCCTGTCTGCCAACACTGGCGCGGGCGTTGGCGATCTGGTTGTTCGCTATCTTCAGGCTGAGAACGCCTAATAGGAGGCTTCCATGGGTGCTTACAAAGGCAAGGCTTCCACGATCAAGGAAGCTGAAGAGAAGACCAACGGCTTCAAGAAGGGCGGCATGGCCGCCAAGAAGATGGCCGGCGGGTATGCCAAGGGCGGCTCGTCCAAGAAGGTCATGTCCTCTGCTGCGGACTGCGAGCGTCCGGCTCGCAAGAGCGGTGGCGGCGTGTTCTCCTCGGCTTCGTCCGGCACGCCTCGCGGCAAGGCTTCCCACTACTGAGCGTTTCCTCCCTTGCGTTTCAGTAATGGGAGCGGGGGCCTTTGAGCCCCCGCACTTGCATGGAGGGTATGATGGCGAAGTCTCCGGCATGGACCCGCAAGGAGGGGCAGTCACCCTCTGGAGGGCTGAACCAAAAGGGCCGCGCATCGCTTCGCGCGGCCGGCCACGATATTAAGCGCCCGCAGCCAGAAGGTGGTGCGCGCAAGAAGTCATTCTGTGCTAGAATGACCGGGTTAAAGAAAAAGCTGACAGGCGCTGCGGCTGCCGCAGACCCAAATAGCAGAGTGAACAAATCCCTTCGTAAGTGGGACTGCTGACATGACCAAGCCGTTCTGGGAAAAAGATGCTCCGGCTGACGCCAAGAAGCGCAACATGAGCCGCCAGCAGGTCAAGGCAGCGAAGGCGAGGGCTCGCGCAGCCGGTCGGCCTTATCCGAATTTGGTCGATAACGTGACGGCCAGTCGCGCCAAGCAGAAAGGCAAGTAAGATGTTCATCGGCACCATTACGGCTTCCGGCGCTGGCCGTAGCTCTGTCGTCGCCCCGGATCACTTTCAGGCCCCGTTCAACGTCGGTATCGTGGCTAAGGTGACTGGCACAATCACCTTCAGCATCGAGTACTCGATGGGTGACCCCATGGCGAATGGCTACAGCGCTGCCTCGCAGACGTGGGTAGCTGCGACCGGGTTCTCGGGTATCTCGGCCACGACTGGAGGCTCGTTGACGGTCCCCTGCCGTGCTATCAGTGTGAATGTGGCCTCCGGCGACGGCTCGGTTGTCGTTGAGCTTATTCAGGCCGGCCCCGCGTAAGGAGCAGCCAGATGGCGACCAGCGGCACATACTACGTGTATGAGCATTGGCGGTTAGACCGCGATGAATGCTTTTACGTGGGTAAGGGGCGCGGTGGTCGTGCGTACAAGATGTACAATCGCAATCGCTTTCACACGGCAATCGTTCAGAAGTTGCAGCGTGAAGGATACGCCGTCGAGGTGCGGATTGTCGCGTTTGGCCTTTCTGAAGATGAGGCTTTTGCCCTAGAGAAAGAGCGGATTGCGTTTTGGCGAGCTGCGAAGGCGGATCTTGCTAACGCGACCAATGGCGGCGATGGTGTGTCAGGCCTGAAGATGTCTGAAGAGGCACGGGCTAAGATGCGCGCCGCAAAAATTGGGAAAAAGCAGACGCCAGAACAGATTGAGAAAAGGATTGCCCCTTTGAGAGGGAGGGCGCAACCGAGAGAAGCAATAGAACGTGGTGCCGCAAAAAGGCGCGGTAAAAAATTGTCAGAAGAACATAAACTTAAGCTATCTGCGGCGCATGCCGGGAAAATTGTTTCCGAAGAGGCCAAAAAAAGTTTAAGTCGAGCGCATAAAGGCAAACCATGGTCTCCAGCTCGGCGCGAGGCTCAACAAAAAATCAGTGCCATGAGAAAGGAACTTTCAAATGGCGACAAGTAACACATACAATTTTTCACCATCGCTTGGTGAAATAGTCCTATATGCCTATCAGAATATAGGCATACGGCCTACCGCTCTGCTTCAGGAGCACATGGATAGCGCCCGGATGGCGACCAACATGATGTTGGCTCGTTTTAGTAATCAGGGTGTAAATTTATGGGCAGTGGACCTCATCACGACACCGCTGACGCAGGGCACGGCGACCTATCCGGTTGACGCTAATACGGTGATGATCCTCGACGCCTACATCGTGTCTGAGGGTATTGACCGCATCATCCTGCCCATCAGCCGCACTGAGTACGCCTCGTATCCGAACAAAGAGCAGCAGGGCTTCCCGACAACGTTCTGGTTCGACCGCTTGATCTCGCCGACCGTCACGCTGTGGCCTGTGCCTGATGGCTCCCAAACGAGCCTGAAGTACTACCGCGTGCGGCGATTGCAGGACAGCAACTTGCAGAACAGCGAGCAGCCCGAGATCCCGTATCTTTGGCTGGAGGCGTTCGCAGACGGGCTGGCGTATCGCCTCGCGAGGATCTGGGCTCCGCAGCTTGCTCCGGCCCTTAAGGGGCAGGCGGACGAGAGCTACGATGTCGCCGCCTCGCAGGGCATTGAGCAGGCGCAGCAATACATCTCGCCGCAGCTCTCAGGGTATTGGAGGGCGTAATGGCCTACGCCAGCCAATCCGGACGCGCCAGAACAAGTTCCACGAGCCCACAGGCGCATGCGATATGCGACCGCTGCGGGTTTAGGTATAATCACGTTAATCTTCGCTGGCAGTTCGACTGGCGCGGCGCGTCTCTCCAGAACGTCCGCCTTTTGGTGTGCAATCCTTGCTACGACACGCCCCAGACGCAGCTTCGCGCGATTGTGGTGCCTGCTGATCCGGTTCCGATCCAGAACCCGCGCGTTCAGGACTTCGTGAATGCCGAGACCAACTACCGTGTGACCTCTGGTCAAAACACGGTGGATCCAACGACAGGCATTCCGGTTCCGGGCGGCAATCGTCGCGTCACTCAGAACAACAACAACCGCGTCACTCAGCAGACTGGCGCAGCTCCCGGAAGCTTGAACCAAGAGCCGGGCACAAGTATTACTGTTCCTAACGACGCCGGCGGAAATGATCCGGGCTTGCCATACGATAACACCTCAGTTCCAAAGACAGGTCCGCTCTAATGGCTAACCAGCAGATCCCGAATCTTCCTGCGGCAATCGCGATCAGCGGGCAAGAGCAGCTAGAAGCTGTTCAGGCTGGGGTGTCGGTTCGTCTGACGGCGCAGCAGATTGCGAACCTTGGTGGTCCGACTGGGCCTTCTGGGTCTCCCGGCCCTACCGGACCCGCTGGCGGCTTTAATTACAAAGGCACCGTTGCGACGGTTGGAAATTTGCCGCCGGGGCCCGGAGGGAATGTCGTCGGCGACGCGTATGTCGTCACTGCAGACGATCATCTCTATCTTTGGAATGGCACTGCATGGCAGGATGCGGGCCCCGCTTCTGTGGGGATTGTTGGCCCAACTGGCCCTACTGGCTCTCAGGGCAACATCGGGCCAACGGGCCCGACAGGCATTCAGGGTATTACAGGCCCAACCGGCCCCACGGGTTCTCAAGGTAACGCAGGCCCCACCGGCCCGACAGGTGTTCAAGGTAATGCCGGCCCGACAGGCCCGACCGGTGCAGCGTCTACGGTTGCTGGTCCGACAGGTCCGACAGGAACTCAAGGCGGAGCCGGTCCTACTGGCCCTACTGGGGCTGCGTCCACAGTTGCCGGTCCTACGGGACCAACTGGATTGCAAGGTAATACAGGGCCCACCGGTCCTACAGGCGCGGCGTCTACGGTTGCCGGTCCCACCGGTCCTACTGGACTGCAAGGAAATGCTGGCCCTACTGGCCCGACCGGCATTCAGGGTGGTACTGGCCCCACCGGCCCGACCGGTACGCAGGGCGTGGCCGGCCCGACTGGACCAACGGGTTCTCAAGGTACTCAAGGCGTAACAGGTCCAACCGGGCCGACTGGGGCGACGCAGTCTGTTGATGTGGCGGATACGCCGCCCCCGGGCGCGCAGCAGGGCGATCTTTGGTTCAACAGCAGCAACGGCCTACTCTACGCTTATTATGTTGATGATGATGGTGGTCAGTGGCTTGTTGTGTCTGGTCCAATTGGGCCTACTGGCCCGAGCGGCGCGAACGGTCCTACAGGGCCGGCGGGTGGCGGTATTACCTATAAAGGGACGGTTTCAAATTCTGGCAACCTCCCACCGCCCCCTAATACTGTTGGTGATGCTTACGTAACCCTCAACGACAGCCATCTTTGGGTGTGGAACGGATCTGCTTGGGTGGATAATGGTCCTGTCGCTTTTGCTGGACCGACTGGGCCGACAGGAACGCAGGGCAGTTCTGGCCCTACTGGCCCAACTGGCGCGCAAGGTGGCGTTGGTCCTACTGGGCCGACTGGGGATCAAGGAATCGCTGGCCCTACAGGCCCCACCGGCGTGCAGGGTGATGCCGGTCCCACTGGGCCAACAGGAGTGCAGGGCAGCACTGGCCCCACCGGCCCCACTGGGCCCCAAGGTGATGTCGGCCCAACCGGCCCGACCGGCAATCAAGGCGTTACGGGCCCAACCGGTCCCACCGGTGCAGACTCTACTGTGCCGGGACCAACTGGCCCTACTGGCGCGCAGGGTGATATAGGCCCCACCGGCCCGACTGGAGCGGCATCGACTGTCGCCGGACCAACTGGCCCTACCGGCGCTCAAGGGCCTGCGGGCGGAGGCATTACGTACCTTGGTACGGTTGACGAGGCAGCGGAACTCCCCGGCTACCCCAGCAGTTACACGGGCGCGATTGGCGACGCGTACATTACGCTCGACAATAGCCATCTGTGGGTTTGGGACGGCGCGGATTGGATCGATAACGGCCCTGTCGCGTTTGCGGGGCCAACTGGTCCTACTGGCCCTACGGGCCCCACGGGTGCTTCTTCGACCGTCCCGGGTCCAACCGGCCCGACGGGGCCGACAGGGGCTGACTCTACTGTCCCCGGCCCAACCGGCCCGACTGGTGCTCCGTCAACCGTTCCGGGGCCAACCGGCCCGACTGGCCCGACTGGAGCTGACTCAACTGTTCCGGGTCCGACTGGCCCAACTGGTCCTCAGGGACAAGCCTCTACTGTAGCTGGCCCAACTGGTCCGACAGGCCCAACGGGCCCAACGGGTGCCCCTTCGACTGTTGCCGGTCCCACTGGTCCCACTGGGCCCACTGGGCCCACTGGGCCAACAGGTGCCCCTTCGACTGTTGCTGGCCCAACTGGTCCCACTGGGCCTACGGGCAATCCCGGCCCCAGCGACGTCACCGTTGGCACAACAACCGTTTCCGGCGGCACGTCCACTCGGGTGCTCTACATCAACGGAACGGTTGTCGGGCAGACGACCGGCATAACGACGGACGGCACGGGGGTCACGCTTGTCGCGCCTGTCATCAACGACGGCTACACCGAAGAGGTTGCCACTGCCAACACCGGCACCGCCTACACCATCGATCTGGCGGGCGGTTCGGTGCAAATCCTGACGCTGACTGGAAACGTGACGTTCACCTTTCCGACCGTAACCGCTGGGCGCAGCTTTCTGCTTGTTCTGCGGCAGGATGCAACGGGCGGCAGGACGGCGACGTGGCCGACAAGCACGAACCCCGTTCGCTGGCCGGGCGGCACTGCGCCGACGCTCACAAGCACGGCGTCATGTACCGATCTCTTTGGTTTTACGGCGGATGGCACCCGCTGGTACGGGCGCACTATCGCTCAGAATTATTCGTGAGGTAGCTGGATGTTTTCCGCTGATCTAGGAGTTCAAGCATCTGGCGCTGTAGCTGGGCAAGAATTTCTTGCCGTCGCTCACAACACTTCCCCTTTTATTACAGTTTATCCTTGGTCAAGTTCTGGGTTTGGGATTAAGTTTAGCGATCCAGCGACGTTGCCTCCCAATGTTGGTCGCGGCTGCGCTTTTTCTCCTTCTGGAGATGCGTTAGCTGTAGGTCACAACACTTCCCCTTTTATTACAGTTTATCCTTGGTCAAGTTCTGGGTTTGGAACAAAGTTTAGCAATCCAGCGACTTTGCCGACCGGCACCGGACGTA